ACGGTTGATGAACAAGTATGGAATCGTGAAGGTAGAATTCCAAAAAGAACTATTACAAAGATAGAACGTTTGTATGATGTGTCGGTCGTGGATACACCAGCATATGATGCAACGAGTATATACGCTCGTTCTTTAGAATCTATGGAGTTAGAACTAAAGGCTATGGAGTTAGCAGAGCAGGAACAAAGATCAAGTATTATTAAAAAACGTATCAAAATAAAATCACAAATCTAAAAGGAGAAAAAATTATGAACTTAGAATTAAGACGAAAAGAAATCGAATCAAGATTGACTGAAATCAGAGGTCTTGTCGATAATGAAACTGATATTGCCAAACTTGAAACACTTGAAAATGAAACCAGTGAACTTCAAGAAGAACGTACAATGATTGATAAGAAAATGGCGATTGCTACGAAAGCAGAAATCAAACCAATCATCATTGATAATCGTAATCAAATGGATAAAGAAAAACTAGAAAAGCGCGCAGCAAATTTGCGTGAAAATCGTGTCATTCAAGTATCAAGTGAAGAGATCTTATTGCCTGAACATACAGCTTCTGGATTAGCACCTGTTCCATTTGCTCAAGTATCAACACTTGTGGACCGAGTTAATGTCATTAACTTAAATGGAGGTGAAACCTATAAGAAGTCATTTGTTAAGAGCAATGGTACAGCAGGCACTACACTTGAAGGTCAACCTTATAGTGAAACAGAACCAGCGTTTGGATATTTAACGATTTCAAAAGTTAAGATTACTGCTTACACAGAAATCACAGAAGAACTAGAAAAACTTCCAGCCATTCCTTATCAAGCTGAAGTATTGAGAAATATCAACATTTCACTTAAGAAGAAGATCAGCGAACAAATCTTACGTGGGGCTGGAACAACCAACACATTCACTGGAATCTTTAGTGATGCAGCAGTGGCACTTGCAGATAAAGCGGCTCTTGAAATCGCAGCGATTACGGATTCGACTCTTGACGATATCGTCTTTGCCTATGGTGGAGATGAAGAAGTCGAAGGTGGCGCAGTTCTTATTTTGAATAAGAATGACTTACGTGCATTTGCAGGACTTAAGACTCAAGAGGGCAGAAAAGTACATACGATCGATTATGTCAATAAAACCATTGATGGTATTCCATATATCATTAATTCGCATTGTAAAGCTATTTCAGATAGTAATACAGTTGCTGGTGAATATGGTATTGCGTATGGTGCGCTTAAGAACTATGAAGTGCCAGTGTTCTCACCAGTTGAAATTGGTAAGTCTACTGATTACAAATTTAAAGATGGAATCATCAGCTACAAGGCATCAGTATTTACAGGTGGTAACGTAGTTGGGTATAACGGATTCCTTCGCATTAAAAAGAAAGCTGCAGCCTAATAGCTAAAGCTTATTGATTGAATAAGAAAGGATAGATCTCATGGCGATACTAGACATTGTAAAAAAAGCACTACTCATACCACTATCAGAAACGTATGCTGATGATGAGCTCTCTACTCATATTAGTAGTTGCAAATTATACTTGATGAGCTGTGGGATCGATCCTTCTTATATCAATGACGAATCAAATCCAATGGTGAGTACATTAATCATTATCTATGTAAAGACATTCTTTGGATTTAAGAATGATGGTAGTGCAAAAGAACTACCTAAGACTTTTGATATGTTGGTCGGTCAAATTGCACTGACAAAAGGAGTAGAAGAGCATGTTTCCTAATTCACCAAATGTCAAATTGAAATTACTAACTCTTGTTTTGGTGCAAAATTCTATTGGATCCTCAATCTATCAACTTCAACACTCGAAGGAAGTTATAGGCATCAACTTTAGCATCACATCTAACGAATACTATGAAAGTAAAAGATCAGACATAAAGATTGATCTAGCACTTAAAATTCAAAGTTTTTTATATGATAATAGCAAGTATGCAGCAATTGATGATGATATTTACAAGATTGAACGAACCTATCAAATAGGACAGTTCGTCGAGCTCTACCTAAGCAAAACAAAACTGAGAAAGAGTGATGTCATTGGTTACGCTTAATGAACTAGGAGTAGCAATTTCTAACATGGTGGATGACTATGCTCAAGATATCATCATCAAACTGGAAGAAAGACTCGATGAAACAGCTCAGGAGATCGTGAAGTATATCAGATCAAATTCACCTAGAAGTGGTGGATCAAAACCATTTGCTGATTCGTTTATAGCCGAACCACAAGGTAGTGGAGTTAATAAGACTATCGTTATCTTCTCAAATGAAAAAGGGAAACTAACACACTTACTTGAATTCGGATTTACACATCGTAATGGTAAGTATGTAGGACCACGACCGTTCATGCGACCTGCTTATGATTTACTTACACCTAAGATGCTAGAAGACATCAAAAGAATTATTGAAAAAGGTGATGATTGATGCAAGAAAAATTAGAAGCTTTATTTGAAACCCTTAACTCTGTATTACCAGGAAAAGTTTCGTATGGAACGAGAGTAGGGTTAGAAGATGATCCAAACTATATCATTTACCAAGAACTCACCAATAGAACAATCGTTTATGCTGATGATAAGTCCATAGCTAAAGTTGCAACATTCCAAGTAAGTTTGATTACTGAAAAGAAAGATTTATCATTAGAAGAAATATTAGAAGCGTCCCTATATTTTATGGGATATGAATATGAATTATTATCTGAATTCATCAATGAAGATGGTTCAGTCAACAGAGTATATGAAATCAAACAGGAGGTATTTTAAATGAGTAATAAAGTAACATTTGGTTTAACTAATGTGCATTATGCACTCGCAACACAAGCAGCAGATGGTAGCTGGACTTTTGCAACACCAAAAAGACTAGAAGGTGCTCAAGAGATTACAACCGAAGCTATCGGAGGAACATCACAAGTCTATGCAGACGATAAAGTCATCGCAACGCTAGTTTCTAATGCAGGTTCCAATGTGACACTTAAGTTTACAGAAATTGATGAAGCGTTTAAAAAGGATATCTTTGGTTTCCTAGAAGATACAAATGGGAACCTAGTGGAGATTCTAAATGCTGAAACAAAAACATTTGCTTTAGGCTACGAAATTCAAGGCGATATCAAAGCAAGACGTATTTGGTATTACTTATGTACTGCAACACCATCAGGAGATTCAAGCAAATCAAAAGGTGAATCTATTGAAGCAAACTCAATTGAATTAAGCATTACTGCAAGACCGATTGAAGCTGAGAACAATCTTATTTTAAGAGTTATTGCAGGTGTTGGAGATGCTAATTACAGTACATTTTTAACAACAGCACCAGCACTACCGACATTTATTTAAGGAGTAGATTATGGAAAAAACACTTAAACTTGGTGATAAAGATTATCGCTTGCACTCATCACTTTATACAATCATTGATTATCGCAATGTATTCTCAACTGAACTATTTAGTGATATAAAAAAATTAGAGAAATCAAGTGCGAAAAAAGAAGAAGATCTGTCAACAGTAATAGATACGATCTTTAGGATCATCTATATACTACACCGACCATTCTACAAACAATCTTATAATGACTTCTTGATGTCAATCGATTTTTCTCTTTTAAGCAATCAAGGTGAACTAGAAAATCTGACGAATGCGATAGGTGAAATGCTCGGGACGTTTCAGAAAAGCACACCCTCAACCAACAAGTGAAGATAACCAAGAAATAGAAAACGTCACAGCAAACATCATCTTTAACCTTGCACATTTAGGAATATCAATTGAAGATTCAAAGCACTTTGATTTAGAGGCATACTTTGAGATAGTAAGATTAGAGATGAAAGTCATTAATGGAAATCAGTCCTCGAAAAGAGCAACTCAAAGTGATATCAATAAGTTCCTTTTATAAAAATAATGAATTGTCCAGTAATGACTATTATGATATAATATTAGCAGTTGCCAAAATCTATGATTGAGGTTTAAATATGGATAAATTTATTAAAAAACTGAATAAAGGAAAAGTACTATATATAACAATACTTTTTATTTTGCTAACAATTATTTCACTTGTTTGGTCATTAATTGTAGGGGAACTGGAATTGAATGATTGGTGGCTTATCCCTTGGATGGGTTTTGTTTCCACAGTCGCATTAATTATTGTTATATTGGTGGTTGTATTAATCTATTATATAATTTGTTGTGGAAAGTTCTGGGAGTTTGAAAATTTAAAAGAAGCCAGAGATCATCAGAGCAAAAAGAGAAAATTGAGAAAAGAAGTTAAAATTTTGAAGATTAAAGAAAAACATAAAAAACAGATTAACAAACTTGAAGATAAAAAAGGTAAGTTATCAAAAGAAAAGAACTAAGCACATCACATGATGTGTTTTTCTTTTGCACAGGAGGTGAGTATGAATGGCAGAAACAGTCAAAGGATTAAATATCAAATTAAGTCTTGATGCTAAAGACCTAGAAAATGAACTTAATGGTATAAAAAAAGATCTTAAAGAACAAAATAAGGACCTTAAAGCCATTAATACAAATCTTCGTTATGATAGTTCAAACCTAGATCTTTGGAAGTCAAAACAAGATAAACTTAATGGAATCTTATCAACAACTAAAAAACGACTTGACACTCAAAACCTAGAACTTGAAAAAGCTAAAAAAGCTGTTCAAATTGGTGATATGAGCCAAGAGGAGTTTAATAAACTTAAACGTAATGTACAGTATACAGAAGCTGAGATTTCAAAACTTAATAATGAGCTTGGTAAAACCAATGGTAAAATAAAAGAATTAAGTAATGCTAAATTTGATAAGATTGGTAAACTCGGTTCAACACTCACAAAATCTGTTGGGACTGTAAAGAAATGAAGTGATCAAACACTTCGTGGACTTAAACAGTCCTTTTTCTTTATCTCGTCATAAAAAGTGTGGATTTTCATCGTAAAAACCTTGTTTTTGGGTATATTAAAAGAAGATTTATTAAAATCTTGAGTTTTCCACAGGATAACTATTGGATGGTTCTATATCTCTTGTTGTGAAATTTGTCCAAATTGTAGCCGATTGCTGCCAGAAAAAACTCTAGTCGCACATTCTCGGTACCTTTTCTTCTGAAACGTCTCATCTTAAACGATTCCTTGAGAACGCCAAAGGCACCCTCCACCTGAATCGATCGCTGCACCCTAAGGATTATGCCCAGTTTTGACTGCAGGTTTTTGATAGCTTCCTTTTGATATTCGATCAGCTCACCATTGAGCTCAATATTCTTATCTTTGCTCGGAACATAATAGACATCATTCCCACGGTTGTTGCGATAGCGATGTTCCAGCGCCTTCCCCATCGGATCCACATAGTTCCCCTCATCATCCCTTTTTAAATGGATTCCGAGATAGGGATCATTCATCCTCTTCTTGTCGTGCGTATCCTTCTCATACATCGAATACTTCTGATAAAGTTTCATTCCATTCTCTTTGATGTAGCGATAGTTGGACAGACCGCCATATCCCGCATCGGCTACCGGGTACTTCGGATAGCGCTGATACGCCCGATGGTATCCCTCTAAAAACGGGATGAGGGTTTTGTAATCGTTGCGCTCAGAGGATATGTCCATGTGCAATATGTACTCATCAGAGACGCCGATCTGGACGTTGTATCCCGGCTTGAGCTGGCTGTTTCTCATGTGGTCTTCCTTCATGTGCATGAACGTTGCACACGCATCGGTTTTTGCGTATGAGTTTCGTTCAGGACCCATCACCTCTAGATGCTTTTCGTACTCATTCAATTTGTTTAAGTATTCAGAGATCTTTTCATAATCTCTTTGTAAAGCCGTTTTGTGTCTGCCCTTTCCAGAGACGAAACAGATGTTCTCAAGGCGGATCTCATCCGCCAAAAACGTCTGGACCTTGCGTAAGTACTCGGCGTCATACGCTTCGTAAATCGAAAAACAGAGATCGCTTGCGCGATAGCGCTCGTTTAACTTACCTATTTGCTTCGTAATCTTTAGGTGTAACTTATCTCTGGATTTAAGTATGGAACCCCTCCATACAAAACTGTATTTATTCGCCGCCGATTCAATCTTTGTTCCATCGATGTAGAGGCGTCTCGTCTTGATGTTCTCTCTCTCGATCAGGTACCGGTTCAGCTCATAGAAGATGTCTTGGATGCCGCTCACCAAATAGTGATCCATAAAGGTCTTGATGGTCTGATGACTCGGCATCAGCTCATCGGTCAACCACATGATCCGAATGTCATTCCTAGCCGCTTTTTCCATGTCTCTTAAGCTTTGAATCTTTTCCATCTGACAGAACAGTATCAATTTGAGCATGTTGACTGGATTGTAACCGATTCGACCTCTCGTGTCCCTCTCAGTCACCAGGTGTTTGTCTACCTCCAAATGACTAAACACCTCATCAAATGTTCGCGCTTCACTATCAAATGGTATTTTTATGTCCAATGATAGTGGTAATTTCAACTGTTTTGGGTTAAAATAGTTATGTATTTTTTGTGTACTTGTCATACTACAATTATACCAAAAAACCACCCTGGCATCCAGAGTGGCTTTTTTGTTATCAAGGCTGAAACTATTTTATTTCATTACAGCCCCTTCTGCTTTAACAGCCTTTTCAGTCAAAGCGGCTTATACTGCAGATGAAATTGGAGATACAGCACAAAAAATAGGTTTATCTGCAGAAGCATTCCAGGAATGGAATCATGTTGCTACAATCATGGGAACGTCAACCGAAAGTTTGAATAAGGGATTCATTAAAGTAAATGGTATCTTAGGTGACATTGCTACTGGTAATGCTGATAAAGTCGTTGATAGTTTAGCTTTGATTGGATTAACTGTTGATGATTTAAAGGGCAAGAACGCTGATGAGGCATTTGAAATTATTAGTGAAGCATTAAGTAAGGTAGAAGATGAAGCAGTAAGAGTTGGTGTTGCCAATGAATTCTTTGGAGAGAAAATTGGGACTGAACTTATACCTATTCTTTCAAGTGAGATTTCTACGATAAGAGACTTAAGACAAGAAGCAAGAGATCTGGGTATTGTTACCAATGAACAAGCAGCACAAGCAGGTGAGTTTACAGACGCACTTGACCGAACAAAACAAGCATTGTCAAGCTTGGGTGTAGATATTGCAACAACCATGATGCCAATTTTACAGGCATTGATTATCAAAGTAAGAGATGAGATCATTCCAGTTGTTAAAGATTGGATTGTAAGATGGAACAGCTTAGATTCAGATACAAAGAAAATGGTAGCAACCCTCATAGGTCTGGTCGCTGCAGTTGGACCGGTTCTAGCCATTATTGGTAAGGTTGGATCACTCCTCAATATAGTGGCCATGACGCTTAAAGGTGTCGGTTCTGCGGGGCTTTTCGCAGGAGCAGGTATAAACTTTGCTACACTTGGCATTGGCGCGCTAATCGCAATTTTAGCGATGGCTTTACTACAAAGTGAAGAGTTTAAGGCATTGCTTGATAGGCTCATGGAAACTTTTATGCAGCTTCTACCACCGATTTTATCGATTGTCGATGCTATGATGACTGCATTACAACCCATCTTAGATGTGATCATTGATCTAGTTGTCATGCTTGTTGATTTACTAGTACCTATTTTAGATGTCATACTGATGCCACTGATTATGCAAGTCGGTATGTTTGCTGAAATATTAGAAATGTTGGCACCGCTAATTATTACGCTTGGAGAAATACTTCAAGCTATTTTAGTTCCTGCAATCAAAGTACTTAAAACAGTCCTAGATCCAATCTTAAAAGTAGTTCAAAAGATCATTGAATTTATTCAGAAAATATTTGAATGGATTGGAGATCTACCTTCTAAAATAGGCGACTTTGGAGGAAAGATTAAAAACGTATTTGGCAGTGTAACAGAAGGGATTAGTAATATCGCATCTAATGTAACAAATGGTATAAGCGATTTTGCAAGTAAGGCAGCAGACAAAGTAGGCGGTTTCTTTGGTAAGGTTGGAGGATTTTTCAGTGATACCTTTAATTTAAAAGGTTCAAGCACAGTCAATAATTCAAGTTCTAATTCATCATCAACGAATACAAACAACATCACTATCAACACAGCATCTCCAACATTTGACATCGATTCTATTAACAGAGCGTTAGGAGGTAATGTGATTTGATAAGACAATTTTATTTAGAGAATGAATATGGAGAAATCTATTACTTTGATTATAGGAATCAGACACTCATTACCCAAGCAAATGGACTCGGTTTTGCTTTGGATATCAAGTATCTTGAATATGACCGCATGTATGCAAAATCGGAATTTCAACTACCGATGACAGAAATCAGTGAAACATTAATCTTTTTAAGAGGATATCAAGGATACAAAGCATTTGTTGACTATTTATCAAAATCAAAGAAGGAACATAAACTTCACTATGTTACACCAGCATTTGCTTCTTATACATTTGTGGATGTATCGAGTCTTTCTAAAGCAGAGCTTATCAGTGGGACAATTCAAAGTCAAATCATCTTTAAAAAACTATCACTATGGATCAAAGAGAAAACGTACGAGATAATAGCAAATGGCAGTAGCTATGGCAAAGTTTATCCCTACCAATATCCATTTATATATGCAAACTCTTATCAAGGCATCACTCATATTAATAATCAAGGATTAGATGAAGCACCACTCAACATTGAGATTTATGGTGCTTTTTTAAATCCTGAAATTACAGTTAAAAAGAACGGTAATATCATGCAAAGACTTAAACTATATGTTGAATCAGAAGATGCAACATTAACCGTCATATCAAATCCCAGTGAACAAGTTATAAAGATGATAGAAAATGGATCAACTTATGATGTCTATGGATTGCAGGATTTTGAAGCAGATAATTTCTTGTTTGTAAGTCATGGAGAGTATGAGATTGAATTTAAACCTGGTGTTAGTTCAACAACGGTTTGTAGAGTCACACTTTTTGAAGGCTATGTAGGTATTTAATATGAAAGTCATATTTTTAGATCGTAAAACATTAGCTTATAAGGATTATGCACCAGTGGGAAAAGAATATGAAATCATCCTAGACATGGTTCTCATTCAGCGATCAAGTTTTAAGTTGAACAAGACAAATATCGAGACTTCAATCGGGGATATTGTTGTCGCCAAGAATGATGAGTTTTCCTATATTGGAATACTAGAAAGCATCGAACAAAAAGATGATCATTCAACGATCATTAGAACACTTGATTTTAGAGAGATCTTTAATTTAGATGTCTTAGTCACTAGTTTTACAGGGGATTTAATTGATTATCTATATCAACTCATCTCCTCCCACTTTAAAACAAATCCAGATACCTTGCAGAATTTAGATTACTTAACGATTCAAAAAGAAGCCAGTGTTACTGGATCACTGACCTTTGAGGCCGATAAAGTTGAAAACATTTCAAAAATATTCGAGCTGGTTTCAAAAAGTTATGGAATTAGCTTTCAAACAGAAGTTGTTTATCTAAGAGGTAGAATCACGAATATACTCTTTAAGATTGTGAATGTCCAAGAAGGACTAGTCATGAAGAGTAATTTCTCATCCATTTTAAATGTAGAAACGAATGATTCATCAAGTCAAGTTATTAATAAAGTGATTTATTATCCAAGAAGTGATAATCAACTCCATACGTCAAGTATGGTTTTTTACTTATTAACAGATGGTAGTATCACAACAGATATGAGTCATGTCTTGCGCTATCAAGCAGTGATGACAAAAACATTTATTTATAGTGATCAAGAATATGAATCACTGGAAACTAAAGCAAGAAGTGAAATGGTAACTTCAATGCTTGATCACCAGATCACATTTAATCTAGATTTGAATAATCAAGTTTTTATGCCATTTAAGAATTTTAACTTGGGAGATTACATCTCATTTAAACATAATAAAAAAACATATGATACGGTTGTGACCGGACTTTTTTTTAAGGATACGCTCAAAGTTGCAAAGGTTACACTTGGAGAATACCGAGTGAAATTGACAGAAAAGGTGCAACTATTGAGTAAAGCTAAATCACAACAGGTGAGTCATATTTCAATAACGAATACAGATTTAGATGGAGGAGAATTCTAATGGGATTACAAAAAATAACATTTGAAGGTGGAAATGTCACTGCAAAAGTCGATGCCGATTTATATCATTTCTTTAACTCATATGATGTAGGGATTTTAAAGAGTTTGAAGAATGAATGTTCAATGACACTCGCCAACAATACAATTACGTTTCAAGATGGTTATGTTTCAATTTACGGTAGAGTCATCTATATGGAAAATCAAACAACGATCGGTGTGACACCAGATTCAAGTAAAAGTGGATATGTCATTTTAGGTGTTAATACATCCACCAATGAAGTGAACTTATACTTAAAAGAACAAACAGGTGGTTATCCATCGCTGACGTTAACTAACTTAATAAATAATGATGGGCTTTATGAATTTGTATTGTGTGCATACACTAAAACGACAACATCTGTTACTTTAAACCAAGTCTATCAAAGGAAGTTCATCTTAAGTCCCAAGACGATTATTGATGATCTAGAGCATAGATTATTAATTAGATATATACCACAAAGAAAGACCCTAACCAAAGTGTCAAATGGTGTATATCAGTTCTTTGGAACAAGTTCAACGGAACTTATGGAATCATTAGTTTATGTGTTTATCAATAATACGACAGTGATTAGTTTTCCAGGAGATAGCTTATTTATTCATATTGGTTCAAATAGGAATGTAAGCTACAGATATGCTGGAGGAGACTATTCACTTTCAGTCGTTTATGAAAATGGTGTTGTCACGTTATCTTGTGGGAATACAACACACAACATTACATCAGCTTACTTAAAAAAATAAGGAGGAAGTACTATGGCAACAATTCAAATTAAAAGAAGAACCTCTGCTGGAACAGGTCCACTCGTTGGAACAACCGGTAGTGTAAAAGCCGGTGAACCATTAGTTGATTTTACTGGTGAGCATCTTTATATTGCAAAGGCAGACAAAACTGCATCTGTATCTGTACCACTTGCAGATAGTGATTATTTAAAAATTCCATCTACAAGCAAAGTAGATACACAAATTAATACAAAGATTACAGCTTTAGGTTTAGGAACGGCTGCAACTAAAAATACAGGAACAGGTAATGGAAATGTTCCTATACTTGATGCAAATGGGAAATTAGCTGATAGTGTTGTTCCAAAAATTGCAATGACAAATACGTTTGTAATTGCTTCACAGACAGCAATGCTAGCTTTATCGACCGCACAAGAAGGTGACGTTGCGGTTAGAACCGACTTAAACAAATCCTTTATTCTTAAGGCATCTCCATACTCGACCCTTGCAAACTGGCAAGAACTTTTAACACCAACAGATGCTGTTACGAGTGTAAATGGATCAACAGGTGCAGTTTCAATTACGCTAGCTGGTTTAGGTGGTGTTGCATCATCAACTTATAATACGCATGTCGCTAGTAATCTTCACTTAACTGAAGATCAAAGAACAATTTTAAGTAATGTGAAGAATGTATATATCAGTGATGCTGATGGTATTGCAGTTGCAGCTTCAGAAGCAGATTATATTAATGCATCCATCGTTGATGGTTTAGTTTATGTTGCTGTCGTTGATTCAAACTATTCACCTACCAGAGTTTCTTATAAATTAGGTATTGATAAGTCAAAGGTGCTTATGCCATCTTCAATCATTGATGGTGGAATTTATTAATGGCGATTATCAGAGTTAAAAGAGGAACTACCAAACCAACAACTGCACAACTGAACTATTTAGGTGAATTAGCATTTGATTATAACAATAATGCACTATATGCTAGAACACCATCTTCAGTTATTAAAATTGGTGGTGAAATGGAACTCGTTTATTCATATGAAGGATATGCTTACACACATACTTTAAATTATCCTTTTGATCCAGATTACGTTTACAAGTTTCATATTATTTCTTCAACATATGGTGCATCTGCAGATGTCTCTGATACATATTTCTACTACAGAACAGCAGCATCTTCAACTTTACTGGGAAGTTATCTAAACTATTACGCAAGCACAGAAAACAGTCTTTTTCAAACGAGAAGTGCTAAGAACACAACTGTTCAGTATATCGAAGATAGCTATGAATCGGGATCAACGATAACCAGTGGTATTACAAAGGTTATATCATTTGAACTATCACCGACATTTAGTACAAGTTATTTAAGTACTGCACAATGGAATGCATATGGAAAAAGTGTAACCACTTTATCAGGACAAGGAGATACAACGATTAAATCATGTGATTTTGTTCATTCTGTCAATGGTAGTCTTGGACAGATTTGTATTAACACAGGCTTGAATCTTGGTTCACCAGATAGTCTCTCGATTTCTGTTTATCGAGTGAAAAGAAAGTAGATGATTTTATGGCAATTATTAAGGAATTAGATACTAAGTTTGGGTTGCAAGCTTCCTATCATCGAATTACAGCATTTAATATTAGCTACACAAAAAAAAGCATTGTTTTATGTGTTGCAACTTATCTATCAAAAGAGGCAAGAGAAAACAATAGCGAACCCATTGAAGAAGTAGATATTGAAATACCTCAGTTTGATTACCATACCTTCTTAGATGTGAATCCAATTGAACGCGGCTATCTTTGGTTAAAAGAAAATGTAGTTGGATTTGAAGATGCTACGGATGATTTTGATTCAGTCGAACCATCACCTTTGATAGAAGGTTCCTCAGATGAATAAAATATACAATATAGTTAAAGAGGTTTTTCCAGATACTGAGATCTTACTCATATATTATGGGGGTTCAAAAGCATATGGCTTAGATGACAAATCAAGCGATATTGATTTAACTGTGGTGTTAGATGGATTCAAAGGCGTTTTACATTTACATATTGGTGAATATGACTTCTTTGTGTTTTCTAAGGAAACCTTTATCCAAAGACAACAATTTGACGATTCTATTATTGCCTATCACAGACAAGCAGCTGATAACATAATGGGTATATATTCAAATGAATACTATCTTAATCCAAAATTCAGTGATGAACTTGAAAAGTTAGTGAATAATATTGATCGAAACTTTATTTGCAATTTCATCGAGGCACTGCTCATTTATGAAAGAAGCAAGTATGAAATTAATAAGACTTCAAAAACGCATTATCATTTATTCAGATTAAGAGGTATGCTTGATCATTATGATAGAACCGGTATATTTGATCTTACAATTGATGAGCCCTGGTATACAACGATGCTAGATTATAAATCTAACTATAAAAATGAAAAAGCGAAGAAGTATGTTGATGAGATTCAAAATCAACTGGACTACTTAGAAAATTCGGTAAATCACATCAAACACTTAACTTGGTTGTCTTAATCGGAAGTGTTTATAATCATCAAAGGCTAGAGTATGTCTATAAGACATATCAACCAACAATCGTCTTTCATGCAGCAGCTTATAAGCATGTGCCTCTGATGGAAGACAGTGCAGTTGAGGCTGTTAGAACCAATGTCATCGGAACTTATAACGCAGCAAGTCTTGCAAACCAGTATAACGTTAAAAAATTCGTTTTAGTTAGCTCAGATAAAGCAGTCAGATCAACCAATGTGATGGGTGCGACCAAAAGGTATGCAGAACTCATCATCCAAGAACAGCAATCCCATTCTGAAATCACTAAGTTTTCAGCTGTCAGATTCGGCAATGTTTTGGGAAGCAACGGCAGTGTCATCCCACTGTTTAAGAAACAAATCGCAGATGGTGGTCCAGTGACAGTAACCCATAAAGATATAACCAGGTATTTTATGACCATTCCAGAAGCAACCGGATTGATCATGCAATGCGGAGTTTATGCTCAAGGAGGCGAAGTTTTCATTCTTGATATGGGAGAACCTGTTAAAATCATTGATCTTGCAGAGAAAATGATCAGTTTAGCAGGTCTAAGACCCTATGAAGATATAAAAATTGAGTTCGTAGGACTTAGACCAGGTGAAAAGCTTTTTGAAGAACTTTTGGTTGATCATCACCACGGTGATCATCATCGGACTCCAAACAATAAGATTTATATTGAAAAACAGCGCGAAGTTCTTGAAAGCGAATTGGAATTGAATAAAGTCGCTCAAATCTTGGAATCATTAACAAATGAGGATGTGAAAGTATTTGTTTCAAAAATCATCTCTTCCTATAAGAGAAACGGCGATTAGGTAGAATGAATCAATTAAGAATGAAATTTTGACTCCAATGTTCAATTGGAGTCAGTTTTTTATTTCAGATGAGTTTCATGGTGAGAGATTAGCTTTGAAAGAATCAAGAAACAACTTTTCAGAGCATCAATAGACTGTCTTGCCTCATGCATGTGCGTGTGTAACTATAATACTGCGTGAGAATGACACTAAAAAAATGAATTAACTTTTAGAGGTTTAATGCCACAAGCGTTTTCCTACCTGATATATTTTTTTATGAGATAAACCCAACTTTATGACAGAATACTCGAGTTGGTGAAGATAACCAATGCTCAGATTGAGTTTTTTAGCTCCTAAAAGTCACTTTCTACCAATATTTTTCTGTAAATAGAGTACTATTTAGTCATATCGGCAGAAAATAAGTCAGATTTTCATGTACAGAGACGCTAAATATAGAGTGTAAACGTTCATTTTTAACTTTCATGAGACTATGTCAGTATCATCAATCCTGGATGTATAAACTATTTTTGAACTGTTGGAAAATAGAATTGACACATTCTTAGATGAGCATTCTTTATATATACTTAACATTTTTAAATTTATGTGACCATCAGTTCTGACTAGAGATATTTGCTCTGTCATTTTTAATTAATTTTACTATCTCCATAAGACGACTTTTGTTTAAATTTGGAGTTTACTTAAGCAGAATGAAATCTATCGGAATTATTTAAGAAAACATATAAAAATCGCTTGATCAAAAGTACCGTGCTATGGCTTGATAAAGCCTAAATGTTGATTTCAATTTTAGTGAACTTTAAAACTAGTAGGTCGATATAGTAAAAAAATGAAAAAAAATGGTTGTTAGACTTGAAATTGGTTGTTGTAATTGATATAATGATTTTAAGATAGTCTAGAGTGATGTTGGAATTCGTCTTTATGGCAATTCTTAAAGACCGTAATATGAATATTAGTTGAATTTAATTTCACCAATCTTCAACTCATAATTTCATGTTGATTTGCAGCTTTATTGGCCGTTTAAGATATTCAAGATTTATGTGTTAATATTGACGAAATTCTTCCAGTATTGCTTGACTAATGTATATTCCTGATGTATAATCAAGGAAGGATTAGTAATTCATCTGCATATTCAAGGAGGGGTGATTTTATTGGAAACCATAATCAATACACAGCCGCCTGTGTGAAAAGTATGAATTTGGTGTTTATGGAAATTATTGATCCACGTTTTTGTTTTAATTATTCAGCACTTAACAAAGTGAAAATAGATTTAGGAAAAAGAAAAAGGAGGATAGGTGTTAAAAGTTAGCACCTAAGAAATTATGAAGTCAAAAAAAATTTTAATGCTTTTGGTTCTTTCAGTATTATTATTAACTCTTGCGGCTTGTACTGGTGATGTTGGTCCAGAAGGTCAACGAGGCGAACAAGGTCTTCCAGGCGTTCAAGGTCCAACAGGTCCACAAGGTCCAACAGGTCCACAAGGTGATCAAGGTCTTCCAGGTGAAGACGGAAGAGAAGTCGAATTCCAACTAAGTAGCACTCACATTCAATATAGATATGTGGGATCAGCCGCATG